CCAGGAAGTCTCTTGATCGCAAATCGAAAACCGTTCTGCCCAAGAAAGTTGATGTTAGATGGTAAGTTTTCTACTGCGCTCATATCATTATTTATAACAAAAAAGGGGGATCCGAAGATCCCCCAAGTTTGCGGTTTGAACCCGTCTTCTTTACCCCTCCCACATGGAGGGTTATTCTTACATGAGGTTTGTAACCTGCACGAAGCGGTAGTAGACGTTGTTGCCCTTGGTATTTGGAGCACCAATAACGCCGTCGGCTGCAGACGTTGCGAATGGATTTGCAACCATTCCGTAACGTGTCTTGAAGCCGATCTTTGGCTGGAAGGTGTCTTGACCAACAGCACGAACCATCTGGAGTGGAACGTATGGGCAATAGAACAGACCAGCGTCAAAGGCAGAAGAGCCCTTATAGCCGAGTGTGAAATACTGCTTGCCAGCTGACGAAGCGAAGTATGGGTCGATATAGACCTTGATACGTCCGTTGAGAACACCAGCGAAGGTGTTGCCTGTATCGTCAACATTGAGGTTGTTAGCAAGAGCTGGAGTGTAGTCCAGAACGCCTGCCATCTGAAGAGCTGATGCAACGTCAGATCCGCAGATCAGAACGTTACCCTTGCCGCGACGAGTTGACTTAGCAATCTGGTTAGACTCGCGTTCGATCTGGAACAGGAGACCCTTGAACTTCTCAACCATCCAACGTCCGTTTGAGTCAACGTCCAGGTTAAACGTACCAGCAGTTGTTACGTTTTCCTGAGCACCAGCAGCAGCGGTGTAGTTGATTGTACGAACGACTTCGCGGTTGATTTCCGAAAGGATTTCAGCAGCGAGGATGTTTGACAGTTCTGTCTCAGCGTCGAGACCATGAATGGCCTTGAGATCCTGAGCGAGTTCCATGGTGTATTCTGCCTTGAGGGCGCGCGATACTGCTGTAACGGCTACCTTCTCAATGCTGAATGCCATTTCTTGGAACGCATTAGCTGAACCATCGCCCAGAGCTTCTGCGCGAGCACGGGACATACCTGTCGAAACAGTATACGAACCTGTTGTAGCAGCAGATGCGCGGAGTGTTGGATCGTTAGTTTCTTGCGAACGACCTGACGAAGCGTTACCAACAACAAAGCGCGAAGCAGTGTTACCAGCAGCTGAACCAGAGAAAGTTGTGTTAGCTTCGTTGAAGAGAGCTTCCGCACCACCCTGAGTCGTGAAACGTGAACGCATTGCGAAGATCAGGCCTGTTGGACCTGTCATTGGCTGAACGCCGCAGATGTCGTATGCGATCAGGTTAGGCATCGAACGACGAACGAGCGAGATCAGAACTGGATCGAAAGTATCGATCGAGCCGTCACCAGCTGTTGAAGATGAACCTGCCATAGCATTGGTTGGAGCAGCTTCGCCCAGGAGACCTGGAGCGCGATATCCGCCCGAACCAAATCCGTCTTCACGAGCAGCACGTTCCTGATTTTCCAGAAGTTGTGCAACTACGCTACGCTTGTGTGTATCCTTAATGGGAGCCAGATCAGGATGTTCCAGGACTGGCTGCCACTTCTTCTGAACGGTTTCATTCAGAGATTGCATGTTAATTCTCCTTAAAAACTATATTACTTCTTGATTCCGCGAGTGATCGCGGACATATAAGCAGCCATTTCAACTGGAACCTGCTTTTCGGCAACGTCGTCGCCCACTGGTTCCTCATCGAGAGTTACTGATTCTGTCAAAGACCCGGCCGAAGCCTTTGTTGGGAAATAACTCTCACGAAGGGTAGCAATCTTGCTCTTGTATGTCTTAACATCTTCGAACTCGACTGCTTCAGAAAGTGACTGCAGTTTTGCTACTTGCGTATCTGTCAGGCCTTCTGAAACTTCTGCGAACGCGAACTCGCGCTCGAAGTTCTTGAGCTTGTTTGAAAGCTCAATATTCTTTTCGATCTCTTCGTTGATCGCTGACTCAAGAGCATCAACCTTATCGGCCAGCTCTTCAGCTACGTCAACTGCGTCTTCTGGAATGTCGATATAGTGTGACTCAAACAGACCCTTCAGGCCTGACATGAATGACTCGACGATTTCAGCCTTGAGACCACGCTCAATAGCGACTGAGTTTGCGTCCATCCACTGCTCAACAACGTAGTCGAGATAGGTATCAACACGCTCAACGAGTTCTTCGCTGACTGTTGAAACTTCTTCTGACAATGACTCGTCGAACTTGGCATCAACTGCTTCGAGCTGCTCGTTTACCTTTGAAAGGATAGCAGCTGTGTAAACTTCTGTTGCCTTTGTGATGAACTCTTCAGAAACTTCTGTACCAGCGAAGATTGCCTTGATGTCATCTGAAACATCGATATCTTCAGCTGAAACACGAACAACCTTTGACTCACCGATTGAACGCTGCTTTGGATCAACAGATGAACCCTGAGTTGGGTTTGTCTTGTCGCCCTTGAACTTGTCGTACATGGATGATACTTCTGCTTTCTTCATGCCACCAAGAGCCTGAACCATAGCATTGATCATGCCTACCTTTGTATAAGGCTTAATACCTGAACCCTGAGTCATAGGCCCAGACTTCTCACCCTGTTGAGCTACACCACCAGGAACTGATGCTTGAACTCCAGTAGGGTCAGCGATCTCAGCGTTAACGCCGTAGCTCGCCTTTTTTGCTTCTTGCACGTCGAGCTTTTCGACGTTAGTATCCTGACCTGACATATTGATATTCTCCTCAGGGTTATTAGAAGATTCTTCTAGTTTATTTATAAAAACGACGCCATTTAGATATTCTTAAGGAACTTATTAAATGCATTCAGAAGAACCGTTTCACGATTTTCCCTTGTGCCGTATCCCTCATTAATATCATTCTTAATTTGAGCCACATCCTTTTCTACAAGGATGCCGTTATCCCAAACCCATTCCTTACCTTCCATGATTCCGTTAGCAAGAGCTTGTGGAGCCGATGGATCAGCAACGATATCCGCAGCGGTAGCGAGATGGAAGTCATTCTGGACTTCCATGATATCACCCTTCTTAACGAGTGATCCCATACCGCGAGAAGAAAAGCCCAGTTTGGCACCTTCCTTCATAAGATTCTTTACGATATTTCCGTATGGAGTATCCATGATCTTTGCTTTGCCGATGAAGTTATCACCTTCTTGGCGCAGAGACTTGATCATGTGTGATACGCGCTCGAGATTGATGGTTGGTCCTTGTGGATGTCCAAGCTCACCATAAGCGCGATTCTGCTCAACGAACTCACGATTGTAACGTGCAACTTCGTTGGCTAGAGTTTGTGTTGGATAGATACGTCCGTTCTTGTTCTTAAGATTACCCTGCATGAGGATACCTTCAAGGAAGAACTGCTTTTCACCTGCTTCATTAGATTCTGTGATGATTTTTAAGTCTTCATTGACTTCGCAGATGAGTTTCATTAGTATTGCGAGCCTCCACTGATTGATGTTGTCTTATGCAACTTAAGAATAAGTGTAGCAGGGCCAGAACCAACTTTTGTTACTACTACATTTGATGTTGCTTCCGCATCACCATTGTCGATAAGGCGCGAGTCTGACATATCCATGACATGCTGACCGTCTGTTAACAGTAGGATTGTGTTTGCGCCGCGCTGAACTTGCCAATACACGTTGTTACCACACGACCACTCAGCAGAAACGATGTTCATGCGAGTAACGTTTTCACCCGCAGAGTTAGCACCAATTGTAGGCGTTGGATGATTTCTTTTAATGAAACCACTTGCATTAAACTTAGCGATGAACCAACCGCCCTTGACGTGTTTATTTACAATTCCTTCAGCGGCCATTACTCATCCTCGCTCATTATGTCAGCAACGAAATCGAGGATGCGCTCGAATGAATCGACGCTCTCGTTAACAGCTGCTTTGAATACGGCTTGATTACCTGTGGTCAATCTATGGAACACTTCGTGAATAGAATTGTAGATGTCGGCGTTGATTTCGATAACGTCGCCGTTCATAAGTTCAAATTCCATCACGTCTTCATCCGACTCACTGATGACTGGAGCATTGATGAAAACTGATTCACCAAATGATGGGGCTTGAACAGATGAAGGAGATGTCTTTAGTGGCTTCATGTCGCCTTGTGTCTTGTCAGCGCGAGTGAGCGGAGTCTTGCTACCCTTGAAACCAGACTGATCTTTAAGGTCTGAAGTACCTTGCTTGATAGGTCCGCGATCACCATTGTTTGGCTGATGATCAGCTAGTTTAGTTTCTCCGCCCTTGCTGGATACTGGATAATCTGTTACGTTGCGCGTATGTGCATCGTAAAAATCTTGTTCGCCCTGTGCGCGAGGACGCAGAGCTTTTGCCTCAGGATTTTCTTCCTTAGCCAGAGCTTCACGCAGTTGTCTGAATGTCTTCATCTGTCTCAATCTCCTGCTCGGCTGCGAGCTCTTCGTCCTGCTGTGGGTTAAACATATTTGAAGCGATTTCAACCTTCTTCAGCTCAAGCGCGTCTTCGATCTTAGCTGCAAGCGCGGCTCCGATAGCGTCGCGAAATGAGTTTGCGTCCTGATCGGCGGCGGCTTGAATAGCTGTATAAATCTGTTCCATAATGATACTCCGTTGTGAATCTATTTATAAAATTACCCAATAATCCAACCCCAACTATATCCAATCACAGGAGCATTTGCAAATATCCAACCACTGTTATTTCCGCCATCTGTAGAAGCTGCTCCAGCATACCAAGTTGCTCCTCCAGTTGCGTTAGAGTAGCTGATGGAAAGATAATTGGCGTTAACAGTGCCGCTTGCCTTGGACAGCGTGTGAGAAGCCGCTGTGCCACTTTGAATAGTCACCAAATTGCCTGCGGTCCCGTTGATGTTCCAGTTGGTCAGAGTTGTGGTGGTGCCAGCCGTGAAACTGAACGTGGTAGGTTGGACGCTGTTGGCAAGCGTGATGAACGTGTTGCTATCGGTAATGGTAAGCGCACCCGCACCCCCATTATTAAGTGTGCAGTTGTAAGTTGACCCACCGCCCACAAAGGTCTTGGCGCTTGCCGACGTCATGTTAATGGTGCCCGTACCAGTACCCGCAGTGGTGGTGAAACCAGTTGGTGCAGCATTATTGAAGGAGGTCGCGCCTGAGCTGGGACATGTTAAAGTGCCACCATTGAACGTCAGGTTCTTGGTACCTGCGGCAGTCGTGTAGGACGTGCCAGTGGTCAGTGTAAAACCGTTGAGGTCCAACGTACCGTTGGTGTGGGTAAGTGTGCGTGTTGATCCCAAGGTCAAGGCACTGAGCAGTCTGCAAGTGCCGCCTATGCCATTGAAAGTGATGGGAAAATCAAGCGTCTTGCCATTAGTTGTAATTGTTTGAGTGCCTGTAGTAGCGAATGTCCAAGCATTAACACCAGCAGTCAATGTTGGAGAAGTACCGTTAACAGTAAGGTTTCCGTAGATAATAATAGCTACGTTTGATAGTGTAAATGCACTGTTATCAATAGTAAGATTTTTAATTGTATTAGATGTTGTAAATGCAACAGATCCTGAAGTTAAACTTAATTGAAAACTTACAGCATCTGCTTCTGAAAGTGCTCCCGCCCCTATTTGCTGCCCGGCAGTAGTACCAGTTATCTGAACCAAAATATTTCCATCTGTCGATAAATTGGTTACAACAGTTGTAGTCCAAACCGTGCCCAATGTATTTCGCGAAATAACAAACTTACCACCGGAGCCAGACATTTGAATTCTTCTTGTGCCAGTTCCTGAACCAGAAAATACTCCAAAGATAGTAAAATTATATGAATTTAATTCTAACGTTCCTGTTGTAAATGTAACAGTTCGAATTGCTGATGCACCAACAGACAAAGCACTTCCTAGAGAATAAGTACCAGTACCACTAAACGTAATTGGAAAGTCAAGAGTCATACCATTTGTAGTTATTGTTTGTGTTCCAGCCGTACCAGCAAATGTCCAAATATTTGTACCTGCAGTAAGTGTTGGTGTAGTACCAGCAATTGTTAAATCACCGTAAATTGTAATTGCAACGTTTGATAGTGTAAAGGAATTGTTGTCAATTATAAGATTTTT